CAGGTGAGACTATAACATACAGACCATACGTGGTCAAAGAAGAAAAGATATTGCTAATAGCAATGGAAGGTCAAGATGAAGACGCAATTGAAAAAGCTGTAATCAATATCATTAAAGAGTGTGTAGAATCACCGATTAATGTAGATGATTTAACAACATTTGATGTTGAGTTTATATTCATAACCCTACGAAGTAAGTCTGTAGGTGAGGGTATTAAAATAAGCCCTAAGTGTGAACACTGTGAAGAAAAAAATGAAACAAGTATTGATTTAGAGAAAGTTATAATAGAAAATCTTGATGATAAGGTAGATAAACATGTTAAATTAACAGATGATATAAGTGTTGATTTAAGATGGACTACAATGAAAGACAGAAAAACACAGTTAAAGAAAGAAACTGAAACTGAAACTGTAATTAATATGATTGTAGCTTCACTTGAAACAATTTATAATGGAGAAGAAACATTTGCAATTGCTGATGCTACAAAGAAAGAAACACTTGAATTTGTTGAGAGTTTAAATACAGATCAGTTTAATGATATAGTAGAAGTGTTATCTAAAACTCCTTATATGAGTTATGATTTAAAATTTGATTGTAAGAAATGTAGTAAAGAAAATACTATAGCGTTAATGGGATTAATTGATTTTTTTCAATAGCCCTTTCTCATAGTAGTATAGAAGCTTATTTTAAATTAAATTTTGCATTGATGCACCAGCATAATTTTGGTTTAGAAGCTTTAGATAATATGATGCCGTGGGAAAGGGAAATCTATATTTCGCTTTTAACTGCACATGTACAGGAACAAAACGAAAGGAATAAACAGAGGAATGGCTAAGAAAGACAATATAGGATTATTAACTGAAATTGTAGGTCAGCTGAGAACGCTGAATCGTCATAGTGTCCGAGACCAGCTTAGGGAAAATGAAGCGATAAAACGTCAAGAAGCTTTAACGGGCCAGACTGAGGAACAAACAGAAGGTCAAGGGTTACTTATAAGTGATGCACAAGACTTTCAACGTAGATTTATTGCTGGTCAAGCTAAAACATTTACTGATAAAGCTTTACAAAAGCAAGGTTCTAAATTAGACGAACAAGTAAAGATTAGGGAGGCAGGAGAATTAGGTACTGACTTTTTAGCATCTATCGGCGCAGAATTAATGCATGTACGTCAAATCTTAGAAGGTCCACATAAAACTTTACCTGATTTATCCAGACCAATAGAAGGTCCATTATTAGAAAATGTAAACCCTGCTATTGATGTAGAAACAGCACGTCATACATTAGAAATGCAAGAATCATTAAAGTTGCTTGAACATCATGCTACTAAAGAAGGTTCACTTTTTGTTGCTGATGTAAATCTTTTAGATTATTTTAAAGGAAGAGATGATGAATTAGACCGACAAAGAAATACTGACCTTCGCTCAGCAGAAGAAAGACGTAGAGAAATGATTAGACTTGCAGGTAAAGGTGCTGGTGGCATGGGTGCTGGCATGGGTGCTGGCATGGATGGTATGGATGAAGACGGTGGAGGTACTTTTCTTGGAAAGTTATGGTCAAATAAAGGTGATATAGCAAAAGGCGTAGGTGCTGGTGCTGGTCTACTTTGGTGGAGAAAAATTGCAGGCTGGTTCGGTTATAAAAATGATAGTCTTCTTAAAAGAATAGTTTTTAGAATGCAATTGTGGGGAGAATGGTTAAGGAATAAATTTGGTGGAAGAGCTCTTAGAGCAAATCCTACAGCAGCAGCAGGTTTGAGGTCAGGTAATAGGTTTATTATGATAGGAGCTGTTGCAACTCTTGTTGCTTGGACATTCTGGGATAATATTTTAAGTGCTTTTAATCTTCAAGAAGAAGAAGAGAAAGATGCTGCAGATCAATTCGATACTATAGACTCATCTGCACAACATCAAGATATTGACCCTCATACTGATAGTGGTGGGCCAAGTTTACATACAGCAGTGACTACAGGGTTTGTTTTACAATTTTTATCTTCAAGACAATGGACCCAAAGAATTGCACAACAAATGGCTAACAACATATTCATGAGATATGCAACTGCTCCAAATGGTACTTGGCAACATAGAATGTTTCAAGCAATGAAATCAGGTAAACTTGGAGTTGGTACGAAACTCACTAGAATAGTAGCAATGGGAAGTGGTAGAGCATTTATGGCGGCTTTCGGCCCTTGGGGACTGCTTGCATATACTGTATGGGCTATTGCTGATTGGAAAATGGCTGAAGCTGTTGCAATAGAAAATTCAGCTGCATTATGGCTTAAAGATGATGCTAAAGATTTTAGAACAATGGAAGAGCTTGAGGAGTTAAGGGCTAACACATATTCAGCTGATTTTGCTAAACCAATGAAAACTGGAGATGTAACTGCTGATTTAGAAAGGATGAAAGCAACGAAGAAGAGAGTATTGGATTTAATGCGAGGTCAAAGTCAAGAAAATTTAGAAAAAATATTTCAGATTTTAGACGATGTTGGTTGGACTACCCAAGACATAGTTGAATTTATAAACATTTTAAAGAATGAAAAAATAGGAGATTTGTCTAGCTTAAATATTGATAAGCTTAATGGATTAGGTACAAATGGTCAAACAAGTACTCTTTTAGCTAGTCTTGGTAAGGCAGATACTAGAGAGTTAGGGCAATTAGCATCAGCACCTGCAATGATAGCAAGCAAAGATAGTCATGATATGCATCAATATAATTCTACTAGTATATATGTACTAGGAAGAAAAGTTCAAGATTGGACTTCATCAAATTATTCAGGGGTTGCAACGGCATAAAAACCCGCCTTTCGACGGGTTCATAAAGATTAAGCTTCAGCCGCTAGTTTAGCGAAATAACTCATAGTGTCATCTTCAGCCTCAGCCTTTTGAACTGGGTCTGCTGCAACCGCAACAGGGTCAGAGACAGTCGGACCATCATTGAATGGTGATTCGTTTTTAAGATCCTCATCAACATAATCAATTTCAGTACGACTCTTCACTTCCTCACCTAAGACTCTAGTCAACTTAAGATTAAGCTCACTATAAGATTTAAATGAAGTAGGGTCAGTAAACTCCTTAAGAGCAAACTGTTGGTTATAGATACCTTCTAGAACAGAATCATCTGCATTCAAAGCTTCTACACCACCAAACTCAGACCGGTCATAGTTACGGAATCCCGCTACTTGAGCAATCTTCATTTTGAAGTTAGCACCTTTCCATAGGTCAAATGGATTGATTGGTTGTTCATCTTCATACTTAGGTTGCATGCTATCCATGATTTTCTCAAAGATTTTAGCACCATAAGTATATAAGAATACTTTGCCATTGTTTTCTGGACTTTCAGGGTCAGAAACAACATAGATGTTTGACACATAGTGTAAGCGACGCTTACGTCTACGAGCCATATCTTTATCTGCCTCAATACCTGTATTCCAAAGTTTTGAATTCATTTCTGAAACAGGGTCATCCTTCTGAATAGTGGTAAGTGATTTCTCAACATACCATTGTCCAGTTGGTCCCTGAAAGAAATGGTCCCAGTACTTTGCCCAAGGTAAGTCATCACCTTCGACAGCTGGTAGGAATCGAATAACGGCATAACCGTTACCTGCTTTATCTACCGTGGGTTTCCACATACGATCGTCGCCGTATGATTTTTTTTCTGTGGTGCTTTGTGCCGCACCAACCAATGATGACATATCATTAGCCTTAGCCTTTAAGTCTGCAAAACTCATTGTACTTCTCCTTTAAAGATTTATATTAATTTATATTAATTTGTATCAGTTATATTATAACATACTTTTGCTAAAAGTACATACTTATTTGAAAATATCTATAATAATCATTCTCATTTTAAGGTCGTCAAACTTTAAAAAAGATTGATACTTAGTTATCTTCTTATATAAGTCAGGCCATAAGATGGTCTCACTTATACGTGAATTGGCTTCCTCTATAAATCCTGTTAGCCTATTCACTATACACAAAGTTTCCAAGGAAACTGTGCCTTCCAAATGAAGCTGTACTATTCTTGGATATGTTTCATCTATCTCCAAAAGAGTATCAAACTTTACATTCGAAATTTCTTCTAATTCGTTCTTAAACAAATAACTAATACTATCTATACGTTTTAAAAACTTAGTATAAGTCTCTTCGTCTCG